CGTTGATCAGAGTGACGCTTGCCCCCTCGTTGGTGCTGTAATTGTTTACAATGACCGGAGGACGCGCGTCGGTGGACGCAGAGACCCCGAGCGCGCCATCCGGCCCGCGCTTGAGCGGCATGATCGCCTCCGGACCGGCTTCGCCCATGAGCCCGGTCCCGTTGGCGAACGGGAAGATCGTCGGACCAGAGACGACCCCGCCCTTGGCAAACGGCACGAACCCGCTTGGTCCGAAGACGTTGCCGTCCTCGCTGCCAATGAACTGCTTGATGCCAGCGGCGATGGGTGCGGCGAACTGCTCCGCGAAGAGATCCTGCGCGACCTTGGCAAGGACGTTCGATGCGAAGTCGAGCAATGCGTCCCCGAGCGACTTCGTGCCGTCCAGAACGGAGGCGAATGCGCTGTTGAGCTCGTTCTCGACGGTGTCTGCAATGCCCTGGACTAGCTGTGTGAATGGGTCGAACTTGGCGTTCAAGTCCTCAAGCGCACGAGTGTAGACCTCGCCGCTGATCGCCCCGGCGCGGTAGAGCGTCTCGACCTTTTCTTGCTCGGCTGCAAATCTCTCCGCCTCGGTGCGCGTGCTCTCGTAGAGACGTTTGGCCTCTTGCTGAATATCTTTCGCTGAAGATGCGCCGCCCTTCATTGTCTCGTTAAATTTGGTGATCTCCGCATTGAGCCGCGCCGTCTCTTCCGCATCGGCCACGATCTGCGCTTGCAGCGTGGCCCCCTGCCCGCGCAGAATTGCATCCTCCGACCCTCGCAGCGCACCCGATGATCTGTTGAACTGTGCGGCCGCAAGCGCGCCAGCCTGACCAATCGGATCCCCGGCGAACTGCAGCCGGATCGCAGCGTCTTGGCGCGCTGCGGCAGCGTTGGAAGCCGCAGAAAGCGCATTCGATGCAGCCCGCCCCAGCTCGTCCGCCATCCGTGACGCCTCGGTCGCCGCAGAACTAAGAGCACCCGGAAGATCCAAGCTCTTGAGGTCAAGCCCAGCGAGCGCCGCATCGAGCAAGGCGTTGTAAAGCGCGATGCCTTGGTCGGATGCCATGCCGAGCCCGCCGGTCGTCTCGTCAATTAGCTTGGCGAGAGCCTCCGTCGCGGCGACGCGCTCTTCGGTCGTGTCGGCATCCTTGACGCGCATCATCTGGTTGACGAGGTTCGCCGCTCCCCGCTCAGTGACCCCGAATGTCGATGCAATATTTTCCAGCGCAACCCGGTACTCACTGAGTTGTCTTAAAAGATCTTCATTCGTTGCTTTGCGAGCGTAGAGTGATACGATCTCGTCATCAAGTGCATCGAGCCTTTCCCTGCTTAGAGTAGACGCACCTGCTTCATATGTGGCTTCAGCCGTGGCGATTTGATCCCGCAGTTCTGCTTGATCGTCCAGAACTCTGTTTAGCTCCAATGCGTAGCGCAATGCGGTTGAGGAATCGAGATCGGCGAGACCCGCCCCCATCGCGACGACAACTGCCCCGGAGGCTGCGCGGAAAGCGCGGTCCGCTTCGATTTCGGCAATCTGCCTCTGGATGGCCAAGAGCTCCTGCGCGGCCGATGCTTGGGCTCCGTACTGAGCCGCGAGGTCTTGCAGGCTCTGCCCCTTCTGCGCTGCGTTGAGCCGCTGCATCGCGTCCTCAAGCGCGTCCATCTTCTCCTTGAGGTCTTCCGCAGCGTCGGCAGTGTCAAACAAGGCCGGAGCAAAGGACAGGAGCGCGCCGATCGCCACGCCAGCAATCGCGCCCAGAGCACCAAAGCCCCCGAGAAGCTGCGGAAGCTGCTGTCCGAGCAAGCGCGAAGCGTCAGTTCCCCCCTGCATCTGCACGATGATATCTGAGAGCTGAAAGCTGGCGTTCTGGATCGAGGACGCGTTATTCTTGAACGCGCTGCCGACGCGGCCCATCGCTCCAGCAATCGGACCCCCTGCGGTCGTGACCTTGCCTTGAGCGCTGGCGAGCCCGTTGAGCTGATCCTCCAGCTTGTCGGCCGAGCCCGCCGCGCCCTTTGCCGCGTTCTGGAATTGCCCGAGTTGCTGTGCGGATTGCGCCGCACCCTTGGTTTGAACCTCGACGCCAAGAGATACTATGTCAGTCACGCCTTTGCCCTCTCCTGGTGCCACAGAGCATCGAGTTCCGAGATCATGTCGACCTCGAGGGGCGTAAAGATCCGCCCGGTGAGGTGACTATACGCCAAGACCTCAGAAAATACTATCGGCGCGTCAGCCTGTCGTGATCGGTGCAAGCGCAGAAAAGTCGCCCAGAACTCGCCGGTCGTCTTGGGCAATGGCGGGACGTCAAGCTCATGCGGCCGGATCCCGGTCGTCTTCTCAACATGCTCGTAATGCTCGCGCAACGAGATCCCGTCCTTGTCCTTCTGCGAGAGCCGGAAGACGCCCTCGGCGTGCTTCAGGAGCTCGCCGAGGTCTCGACGAAAAAATTTGCGCGGGTCGATGCTGCTGCAAAGGTGTCATCGCGCAACCACGCCGGAAACTTCGGGTATATCTCGGCGGCCTCACTCACATCCGGGCGCTTGCCCCCAGCAGTGATCGACCATCGCGCCGTGATCCTGGCGAGGAACGCGATCAGCTTCTCGGTCGGATCATCAATGCCGAGGCGCGCCACCTCGGCGAGCGCGTTTCGATATTGCTTGGTGTCGGCCCCGTAGAGCTCAACCCATTGGGGCGACCCATCCTCGTTGGGAACGGGAGCTTTCGTGATAGGATGCAAAACCTGATATGTGTAGGTGTCGCGGAAGGTGAGGTCGTAGAGGTCCATCATATTTCCCTGTCATTCGTTGAAACCAACCCCATAGCTACAAGAGCGGATAGGCCATCCATACCACCGATAGCAGTCAGGGTTGTAGTAGATGCGCTGAGAGCCTCTGTGCTGAATACCAGAGCAGCTTGAGCACGTTCTGCGGCTACCATGTCGATCACTTCAGCAGTGTCCCAGAGAGGGCGCTGTAGGGGTGCCTGCGCGAAGATGATCCACTCGTCTCTTGCTTCAAACGAGGCGGCTGCATAGAGGTTGCCTTGAGCGTCCACCCAGTTCAGTCCACGATAGGTTTCCCCATCAGCCTCAGAGAACCCAAGGCACATGGCATACTGGTTAGCATCAGAGACAAGGAGTTTGGGTGCTGCTGCTGTGATCCTCATGTGGCTTACTCAGCTACAACAGGAAGACTGGCGTTATAAGCAGCACGAGCAGCAGCGATACCCTCGTCAGGAGTGGGTACGGAATACTGGGCCATATACGACAGCGCAGCCATGTTCATGACCATGTCCACATAGCCCTCATCCGTGGTGATCTCAGTGGTGGGCTGGACGTAGTCTGCTACGGTGGTGACGATATAATCAGTCATTGGTCGGCTCCTTGGCTTGAGTGGCTTCTTCCAACTTGGCGAGAAGCGTTGCGGCATCTTTGACGGCACGAAGGCCGAGGGCTTTTACACCAGCGTCCAGCAGCCCTGCGAGGGCTTGGATTTCGTGGTCGGTGAGGGTGAGGGTTGTCATGTTATACTCCGATTACAGTCCAGTTGGTGCCGTTGTACCAGCACAGTGCAGCAGCAGCGCCACCACCGGTTACGGTCATGCCTACCACGGGCGATGTGGCGTCAGTAACGCGGGCCATCATGCCGACTAGCGGTGTTGCGGGAAGGGTTGCTACTGTGAGCGCGGTGGTGATTTGGACGGAGCCGACCGTATCCAACGTGAGGCGGTTGACGTTGTTGGTCCTGAAACTAATTGGGTGGTTGTTCTCAGTGCCAAAATACGAACTACCAGAAACACTAGACCAAATCCCAGTTACTGCTGTTAGGTTATAGATATAACCACTCAAGGCTCTGAATGTGCCGTCTGCTGTAATACGCGCTCTTGCCACACCGTTGGTAAAAAACTCAAGATCACGCGCGACATAGCCGGTCCCCAGCTTATCGGAGCCAATCTGTAGGACGTTGCTTGACCACCGCATAAACCCACGCTCATAGTTCGATACGTCTGTATAGCTGTTGTACAGGTTGAAGGCTTGGGGGTTCCCGCCGTTGCGTTGGCCGAGGGTGTTGGCTGCGTCACGGGCGAGGAAGAGGTCGAGTGTAGATAAAGACGTAGATACTGTGTTGGTCGTCCATCCATAGTATCCGCCAACACCCGGAACACGGATGGTGCCAACTGCCGTTCCTTCAATATAGACAGCGTTATTGGCAATCTGAAGGTTACCGCTGAATGCAGTAGTGCCAGCCTTCGTCACGCTGAACTTACTACTCCCACCAACCTGCAAGTCCATCAGCAGGGAGCCAGAAGCAGATGCGGTGTCGGTGACGTTCATCTTGATGGCGGTGAAAGTGGTGCCGCTGGCGTTCCATGTGTCAGCGAGATCGTAGATATAAGCCATGATTAGGCCCTCCGTTCGATAATGGAATTGGCGCGGTCAAGGATGGTATCGTTGCTGCGGGTGTAGAGTTGAACGGATGTGGCCGGGTCTACGGGGCGAGTACCAGAAAGGAGTTGCCCTCTAAGGGACACAGGAAGAGCAATAGAGGGCATCTTACTTAATCCTTAGATAACCAGAGAGTGAATACCAGTAGCGGTAGTACCAGTTGCTTTGATCCGGGTCACATTGGAACACGTCACATAGAAGTTCGACGGGAAAGTTACTGTCCGATCAGTCCCATCTACCGTGAAGACTACGGCGCCGCCGACAGTCACATAGAAGCCGATGACTTGGTTTTGTGCACTGATCCCCATGTTATCCGTGCTGTTGTTGGGAGTAACCGGGATCCAGTCACGAGCCAAACCCGACGAAAGATCAACATAATTCGCTGCCATTTTTTCCCCCTATAATCAGACGGTTCTGGTGATCCGGAGTTGCGTTCCGGTCGTGCTGTCGCGCAAAGCGACGAACGGCAGCGTGATAAGGCGAGACGCCGGACTTCCGACCGGGACTGCCGCGCCGTTGATCTTGATCCTTGGCATGAGAAGCGTGTAGCCCAGACCGGCAACGCGGTCGTCAAGGACAATCTGCAGCGAGCTCTCGGTCTCGTTCAGAAACTTGTTGATGAGGACGGCGTCTTGATAGAAGACCGTCATCGTCCCCTCGAGCGTCGACATCCCGAACTCCATCTGCGGCGTCTGGACTGCGCCAAGAACGAAAATCGGGTTCAAGTTGTTGTTGAGCGTAAAGTCGATCGAGTTGACAAAGGCGATCGCGGATCCGCCCTCGGTGATCGCTCCGGAGAAACTGTCGAAGGGCTCGTTGTTCGATGCGGCAGTCAAGCTCGCGTCGAGTGGGGTCGCGCTTTGCGTGATGTTCCGGCCAATGATCCCGAAGGTCGCGGTTGTCATCTGGTTCGGCGCGATCGACATCTGCATCGTGTTGACCATGCAGCCCGTGAAGGCGCGATACTGCGTGACGTCCAGCGCGCCGTCCTCGACGGTGAACGATTTCACGGTCGTGCCTGTGTTCAGAATATTCGATGTGAAGGCCCCGAACAGCGCACCCTCAAGCAGCCAATCGTAATCGGCCGGACGCATCTCGACGGCGATGTCGCCGGTGACGGTGCGCTGTCCGTGACGATCAATGCGCGGCATTCGATCTGCCGTGATCTGAGCCGACTGCACGCGCGTCTTGGTGAGGTCAAGCGAGTGCGTGACGAACGGGATCTCAACCATCGCCGGCGTTGCCGGTGTGGTGCCATAAGTGCTCTCCGCGATATAGGCGAGCTGAGTTCTGGAGCCCTGTGCAAACGGCATTTGTAAGCCCTCCTGTTATGAGCTGGTGTAGGTGTACCACGAAATTGACACCGTGACGATATACCACGGCGTGTCGAGCACGGCGCCGCCGCGTTCGGCATAGTTGAAGCGAACGGTCACGTCGCCCGAGGTTAGGCCGGTGTCGACCGTGAACGCCGCGCGGATCGCGTCAGCCAGGGCGTCCGCTGCCGACGCCCCCACGCCCTCGGGGAGGTGCGCAGTCACAAGGAAGCTGCCGTCATGCCGGATCTGCGGACTCGGCCCTCGAACGGCCGGTCGGCTCGTCACGGGCACAAGCGCCATGCGGACCCACGCGGTGTTGGTCGTTGGGGTGAACCGCACGTTCTCCCATGCGCGATTGCTCGATGACGGGATCCCCGAGACGTTCGCGATCTGCTGCTCTAGCGCCGCGCGGATGTCGTTCATGACTGTCATGGGATCCCCGTCGCCTTGATGTTCTTTATCTCGGTCACGACTGCGTTCGCAATCGCCTTCGAGCGAGCGAGTACCTTGCGCAAGAACTGCGTGCGCGCCTCAACGGGCGCTGCGTAGTTCGCGCCGTTCAGGAGGTAGATTGATCCATCAAGGTTCGCGAGCGTCTCGGCTTGACCTGCGAGACGGGCCATTGTCATCCCGGGAGCACCGGTCGTCGCCTCGCTGCCGGAAGCGCCGGGAGATCCGGTAAGCGTCGGGGAAAGAAACCAGGACGCCCTGAGCCGCCCGGTCTTCACCGGCGTGCCCTTCACGACCTCAAGCGAGAGCCGGTTTAGATATTCGTTGCGCGCCTGGGCGACTGTCACGCCCGCCTTCTTGGCGATCTTGTCAAGATCGACCGTGATCTGCTCTAGGATCTGCTTTTCTGCCATCATTCCCTCGCTTGGCAGATATAGGCGAGGATCGAAGCCCCGCTCTTGATCGTCTGAACCGAAACAATCCGCACCGGGTCGCCTTCGCCACGCAGCTCGTCATCGATCTGCGGTGTTTTAGTCAACGCCGTGCCGTTATAGGTCGCGGCAATGACTGCCTTGCGGTCGCCGCGCTGCACCAGCGTGCCGTCGATGTCGCGCGAATTATAGTTGAGGAAGACGACGCGCGCCGTCTCGTCGGCATTGGTCCCGCCAGTTATCGCGCCGGTCGCCGGGTTGTAGGATCCGCCGCTGCGCGGGCGTCTGAACGTCAGATTGTAGCCGTGCTCCCGGAGGAGCGCGACGACATCCCGTTGCATCTCCGCGCCGGTTGCCATTGCGTTTAATCCTCGTCAAGCATGGGGTCGAACCGCGGCGGGTTCGAGAACTGGTCGACCCGGAACGCCGAGGGCACGCGATCGAGGTCGTCCTCGACGCTGGCCATCTCCGAGATCGACATCCCCCCCGCGACCGGCACGCCAAGTCCGACGGATCCCAGCCGCTTGCCTTCTTTGATAAGGCGAACGGCGAGCTCTGCGTATTGCGTCGCGCGCTGGGAATAGGACGACGAGACGCTTTCGATGCTGGTATCGACCAGCCGCGCATATTTGCCCGAAAGCGCGCGGCAGATGAGCGCGCTTGCGTTGTAAATATCATCAGCGGCCTGAGAGAGCCCGAAGGCGATTTCTTCGTCGCTGACCTGCTGATCGGTCGTGTCGGTGTCACCTACAAGGAGGCGCACGGCATCGCGCCGCGTCGCCGAGGACGTTGTGCCTGGCGCTCCCCCGTAGGTCCACGTCATTCTGCCACCTTTTTCGCTCGAGCCTTCTTGGCCGGTGCGGGATCAGGAACGTCCTCGGCCAGCTTCTCGCCGAGACCTTTGTCTGTCAGATCGATTGCTGGATTTCCGGGCGCATAATGGCGGACCTTACCCGCCCGGAATAGGAGCTCGACCTTCTCTGCGGCAATCCCGAGGGACTGCCAATCAAACGCCGCGCCTCTGTTGAACCGCCGCCCGTGAGCCACGAACGAGCGGAACGCAAAGAGCGGATCCGACTTCTGGAAAGATCTCTGCTCGACTTTCATCATGCGACAATCGCGTCCCAGAAGAAGCCCAGAGCCGAAGAGACGAGCTTGTGGTCGTAGTGCGCGCGAGCGCGGACGACGTCAGTGTCCTCTTCATCGCGACGCTTGGTGTCGACCACGAAGCCATACTCGTTCGTGCCACCCAGATAACCGGCCCACGAGAAGGTATAGCCTGCGGCCGGGGTCATGATGCCCGGCGATGGCGGACGATAGGTCAGCAGGCACTTCTTGCCCAGAATGAACGAGTGAGCGGCGGTGTCGCCCTCTGCTGCGGTGTTCTGGATTGCCTCGCCGACCATGACCTCGTCGACCTCGAAGATCTGCGCGAGCAGGTTCAATGAGGCGATCGAGGGCTGCGAGGTCGTCGCTCCGCCGTTGATGCGGCCCTGAACGTCCGGGTGATCAATCAGCGCCGAGTAAACTTGACGGCCCATGACCATCACGTTCGGCTTGATGCCGGTCGACCCAAGGATCGTGTCGATGCCGACGCGGACGTTGCCGATCGGGTCGCCCGAGGTGGTGTCAGACCACTTGATGACCTGCCCGGACGATGGCGAGGAAGCGACGCCGGTGATGTCGGTGCCCCAGAGAGAGGTCGAGAAGAACGACGACGAGAAGTCGGTCTCTTTCTGGATCAGCATCTGGTGCGTCGCCAGTTCGGCGGCCGCGCGAGCGGGATCCGCGGCCGGATCTGCGTTGGCGCGGATCTGATCTGGGATCGGGATCGCAACGCCATATTCTTCGCAGAAATAGCTGTCGTTTGAGAGGGCATAGCCCACCTCAGACACGCGAGCGCCGGCTGCGCGCTTCTTGGCGCCGTTGCGGTTGAAGTGCGAGCGATCAAACGTGAAGTATTTGTCCGATTGCTTCTGCACCGGCACGTTCTGGAAAACGCGCGAAGCGACGAAGCTCTGCGGGTTTTGAAGGAGCGCCAGCGAGATGTTGGTCAGGGCTGCGTCGATGTGGAACGAGCCAACGGTGGGTTGCGGCATGATCTAAATCCCCCTGCCTTATGCTGATGCGCCGCGCGGCTGGAACAGGATCTCGATGATCCGCCCAGTGGCGCCGGTTTCGAGAGCCGTGCCGAGGATGATATCTCCGGTCGCGGGATTGACTGCGGTGCCGCTGGCATCCGAAGCCACAGGACCGCCACGGGTGACGACGCCACCGCAAACGACCTTGACCTTGCCAGCGATCGCCACGAGCGCAGCGCGCCCAGCGGCTGCGGGAGCGTCTTGCAGGACGCCGTCCGCATCGAGACCGTCGCCGGTGGGGTCGATCTGACCATCCGCTGCGACGCTTACGAAATAGAACTGCTTCGTCGAGAGGTCAGCACCGGCCTCCAGAGTGACGCAGATCATGTTGTCTTGAGTTGCCATCTGTCGGGCTCCTTACTGCACGTTGCGCTTGGCAAAGAGTTCCGCGCCGCGTCCGGTCCTGGTCACCTCGGCAAACGCCTTGGCAAACGTGACCTTCTTTTCGGCGGCAAACTCGTCTGCCATCTTGTTGAGCTCGGTCATGGCGTCGGTCTCTTGCGGAGCGACGGTCCCGAACTCGCGGGTCAGCTTCGAGGCGACGGAGTTCGCGCCTTTCAGCATGGCATGAGCGGACTTGCGAACGGTCTCGTCCGCGATCGCGTCGATCGCCTTGAGGACCGCGCCTTTGGTCGCTGCGTCGCCTGCGAGGTGCGGAATCTCGGCGCTTACGCGCTTCGTCAGCTCTTCGGATGCGAGGCGCTTGTTGACCTCAGCCAGCTCGTCGGCCTGCTTGGCGATCATCGAGAGAACGCTCGCAGGGAGCACGCTCTTGAGGATTACCTCGCCGCCGATCTCAATGTACTCTTCAGGCTTGCGCTTTTCGACGGTGACGGCGGCGTCCGCGATCTGGACGACGTAGCCCTCGCTCTCAAGCGACTTCACAAGCGCGTCGACCGAACCTTCGAGACGCTTGTTCGCAGCCTCGAGTTGATCGAGGCGCTTCTCTTGATCGGACATAGATTGACCCCCTTTGCCCGGATCGCCGGTCGGTCCGGCCCCCTTGCCGCGCTTCATCCGCGCGACCTGCTCTCGGGCGTCGTCTTCCGACATGCCGCTCTCGATCAGTTCTTTGATTTTGTCCGCGTCGGGCATCATGTCATAACGCTTGAACATGACGACGCGCGCTGCAGGGTTTGCTGGTTCGTCGACCAGCGAGAGCTCAATCAGCTCTAGATCTGTAACATTAAACGGCATTGCGTTTTCCTATGCCCCCGATTGAGAACGCGGCCAGCTCGCCGCTCTTAACCCTATTCCATACACTATCGTCGTGCACTTTCATAGCCACGATCCATCCCTCAAGCGCGGAGTGCACGCCCAGCGCCTCGCCAAGCGCCTTGGTGAGGGGGAACGAGTGAATGACCTCCCCGATCTGCGCGCCCTCGTGCATCGCCTTGGCGACGCGCACGTCGAGCATGAAACGATCCGCCGCCTTCGTCATAACATCGGCGGAGATGATATCGCCCTGCCGATCGACCATCGGCTTGCCGTCGATTGAGACGACCGACGCCCAGCCCCAGACGATGCGCGCCTCCTCGTCTAGCTTGATGATCTTCGCCGCGCGCTTCTCGACCCGCGCATCTAGGATCGCGCCGATCGCGGCCTCGATCACGGTCTCGATCAGATCCTCGGTCGGATCTTCGATCTCAGCCTGCTCCGGGTCGAGGCTCGCGGGCATGACCATCCCGGCCTCGCCGACCATCTCGAGGTAACCCTCATGGGTCGCGCCTGGCATGTAGAACGCCTGCCCGTCAGGCCCTTCGGTCATATGCGCGACGAGCCCGAGCCCGAGTTGATGAGCGCGCTGCACGGCCTCGGTCGCCGTTGTAAAGACGTCGTCCGAGATCTGCCGCTTTCCGATATTTTTCATCTTCGTCATCTCCGATACTGAGGTTCCGCTTTCCCACATCCGGCAAGACCAGTAACGCGCCGAGGTCTTGTCCGTTGCAGTGTCGCATGAGTGCCGCGCGCGGAAATTGGCGCGCGCTTCTGGGTCGTCGCGCCGGATCTCCATGTCCGGATCCCCGAACGTGACCTTCGTCACGCGATCCCCGACCTTGACGTAGACACCGAACTTTTTGCTCGCGCCTGCCGGAAGCCGGAATGGCTTGTCGAGCTCAACCGTGCGCCCTTCATAGTCGGCCTTCGTGATATTGACGGCATCAGTCGACATCTTCGATCCATCCATAGAAACCTGCCGAGACACTTGCAGCCTTATCTGTCGTGACGCGAAACCCGACAATCGCTCCGGCGGGAAACGCCGCTAACGCGCCATCTGCAAGCGTTGTTGTGTTGTCTTGAAGGTCGAGCCTCCCCTGCTCCAAGAGCAGCCCGGTGTCCTCGAAGCGATCGACGGTCCCGTCTAGGTTCCCGATCACCGAGGCGACGAGCGAGATCTGCACCTTCGCCGCCGCGCTGCCCGAGGATGATCCGGCAAAGAGCGAATGCACGATCAGCCGCTTGCCCGCAGGAACGCGAAACGCGCTGCTGCGCGTGGCGCGCGCTTCTGCCTCAAGATATTTGTAACGTGTTCCGCTATTGGTGACAGTGATATTCCCTACGACGTGCTTTTCAGATCCGAACGTCAGACCGGTGAGATCCCCGACCCAGCGCACATTAGTCGCCGTCGTCAGAACTGGCGTCGTGCCGTTCATCGCCACGATCTCGCTCTGCGGGTTCAGGTTCGCATCGAGGTAGTTGAACCGCAGGGTGCGGACGCCCGTGCCTGCCGCGCTGTCCTGCGCGCTGGTCGAGACGATCGTCATTTGCACGCCGCCGACCGGTGCGACCGATGGATCTTTGACTGTCGAGCCAGGGAAGATCATGATCTCCGTAACCGCGCCGCTGGTCGTCAGCGTCCCGGTGATCGCGACCGGCTGCGCGCCTTCAACGCGCCCGCGTGCGATCTCAACCTGCTGCGTGAACATCAGCCGCCAGATCCGCTGCGACCAGTCGCGCACGGGCTTGATCGTCTTGGTGTAACCGGTTTCCGTCATAGCACGCGCCCCTTGTCGCCGTAACTCTGTGCGATATTTTATTCTGTTGTGCGGGCGACGATAAGCGCCTCGAACAATTGCCCGATCATTTCACTTTCTGCGCCAATCGCCTTGTCCTTTAATCTTTGAAGCCGGCTTTCCGCGTCATCTGGCAAAGGGCGCGTTCCGACGAGTTCTTGCGCTTGGTCTAATAGTTCCACTTCATACTTCCTTGTCTAATCTCTGGAATAGCCGCAAAAGCGGCGGATATATTCTAAAAAACTGGCTTTTGTCGCCCTGCATGTAGAGGGCGAAACTTTCCGCAACCAATTCCTCTTTTGATGTTCGTGAGTATTTGCTTAGCAAAAGCCCCCAGTGATTTGCGCTAATGCCCTCTAGTATAAAATCGACATCCGCCTTTAGCTGCGCATGGAACCTATGCCCCAATTCGTGATAAACCACATCTTTAGGGTCATTCTGAACTGTGTTCTTGTAGCTGGCTGGTTTGATTTGATTGAACCGCGTTACAACGTCATTGTCGATTGTGCCGTCACTCATGGTGCTGCCTGCGTTGACTGTTTTTCTTGCTCCGGCATAATAAGATGATGCCAAATTGCGCGACAATTCGATAGTTGCATCAATGTAGTCATCATTAAAGGATTTTTCAGCCGCTAGGTAAAAATCCCGCTTCATGTCAAACGCAGCTATGGCTGAAGGGTGCCACTTGTATTGAACCCCTGTCTTTTTGTGGTTGCCAAGGAACCCCATTGGGCCAAAGCCGAAGCGTTCTTGAACTTCTAGCGCAGCCGCGTGGGTTTTGTTAATCATTTCCAGCTTTGCGCCAGACGGCAATTCAACACGCGCCGCGATAGTGCCAGTCATGCGCGCAATTGCTTCCTTAACTGTTTTGGACGGCGCAAGCGTCTTGTATGCAAATTGAGGCGCGGGCGCCGCCACGGGTGGCGGCGGGGGTGATACGCGCACGGGCGGCGGGGGCGCTGGCGGCGGTAGTGCGGGCTCCTCTAGCCCCGGTATGAGACCGCGAGAGATGATGCGCGCGAAGACAGCGCATCGGCATTGGATCGTATTCGCGGCAACCGCGCTGGGATCGCCGGGATAGAGGATCGGACCGAGCGGGCTCGTGAATGTCTCGGCCTGCCCGACGCCGCGCGGGTTAAGGCTCGGGATCTGAACGTGCGAGTTGCGGACGTTGCCGTCTCCGGTGTGGATCCACGTCCGGCGAACCTGCCGAGCGTCGATCTGCCCTTTGTTGATCATGTCTTGGAAGAGCTCCCACTGCGCCCCTTGCACGGCGCGGATGCTCTCGGTCCGAGCGATGACGTTCGCTCGGTACTTGATGTATCGGTCGCGATACCGGTCGACCAGTGACCGGACCTGCGCATCGGTGAGCGCCTTGTCGTTGCGGATGGCGCGATCGACGGTGCCGTCGCTGCGTCGATCGCGAAGCTTGCGATCGAGCGCCTCCGGGTCGAGTGCCCGCAGCATCCGCTCATAGTTCGATACCGCCGCCTCCTGCCTGCGCGTGAGCCCGATAGATCCACGGATCCGGCGCGCGATTGCAAACGGATCGTCGCCCGCAGTCGTGCCCGATTGGAGCACCTGCCGGATCGTGTCGCGCGTCGTCTGGTCGATCTCGCGGATGCGTGTCGACGTCATGGTCAAGGCGAACTGTTCGAGGCGCGGGTTGAGCCCGACCGCGATCTGGAAGTCCTCCTGCGCGCCGTTGATTACGCCTTGCGTGTCGCTGGTGGCCTTTACGCCTGCGAGGACGGCCTGTTGGATCGCTGCCCCGTAAGGTTGCCACTCGGTCGACGTGAAGTGCCCCGAGAAGGCGTTCTCAAGCGATGTGAAATCGCGTCGCTCGATCATCCGCGCGATCTGCTCTGCGGGGACGCGGGTCCGGATCGTTTCGATTGCCGCAATGAAAGCGCGCGCAATCTTCGGATCCATGCCTTCCGCCGCCCGCAAAAAGACGGCCACCGCATCCGAGGCGGTCATCTTGCGCAGGACGGCGTTCATGCGGCGATGTCCAGTGCGAGGAACCTCACTCCGGAACTCCTTGGTCGAGAGGTGCATCAGGTGACCCGAGCAGATCCGGGTCGATCGTCTTCTCCGGGAAGCCTGCGGCGCGCCGGAGCGTGTTTTCTGTGTCGTCGTCGGGGAAGAGCGGCATCCCAGCGCCCGCGATGTCGCGCACGAACGCGCCCAGCTCGGCCAGATCCACAGGGGCGATCTCGCCAAACCCGATCTTGGGCATGACCTCGGGGTCGAACCCGTTGATCTCCCAAAGGCGCGGCAAGAGCTGTCGGTTAAGCACGGACGAGATCGCCTCGGTATATCCGCTCGCCGCTGCGAGGAACAAATCCGTCTTGCTCTTCGAGAGCGCGAACGATCCAGTGTCGCCACCGCCGAGCATCAGGAAGTCCGCCAGCACCGAGCGCGCGATGTTCTGCTGGTGCCGCAGGATCACATCGCCTGTCGGGATCGCCCGAGTTCCTTGAGCAGTCACGAGCCCGAACTCGACCATCGGGATCGAGGTCTTGGTGCCGTCGTCGTTCTCGTAGACGTCTGACGGGATCAGGATGAAGCCCTGATCGTTGAACTTGACGTCGCGCAAGATCTTCTTGAATGCGTTGGTAAAGCCCTGCTGCGCCGCGCTCGCGCTTTCCCCGAGGTATTCTGATGGGATTTTTCCGACCGGGATCCCGTTCATCTCGCGCTCGACCGCGATCGCCTCGATCATCTGAATATGCGAGGCGTAATGGTAGGAGGTGAAGGCGTTGCGGAGGATCGATCGGCCGCTCGGGTCGTTGTTCACGGTTGATGTGCGGAAGTGCAGCATCTTCGAAGCCGGGATGTCGACCGATCCGAGCTTGAGCGAGAGCGCGCTCTGCCGCACGCCGGTGATCGTCCCGTTCTCGTCGGTGAGGAAACGGTCGATCGTCCACTGGGCGCGCGGCGCCAGCTTCCGGATCCCGTAGCGGCCGTCGTCAAACTGCGAATAGCGCGTCGGGTCGTCGGTTTTGCGTCCGGATCTGATCTTGTAGACGACCTCAAAGACCGCGAACCCAAACGGGAGAAACGTCAGCACCTCGGCCAGGAAGTCGTCTGTCGTCCCATCCATGTCCTCGAAGCATTGCTCGACGAAGACCTGCGCCTCCTTTGCCTCTGGGCTGTCGTCTGCTGCCTCAACGCGAAACTCTGCCGCGCGCAAGAGCATCTCGAACGCCATGAGGATCGCGCCGATTGTCGGGTCGTTGTCTTTCATCTCGCGAAACGTTCGCGTCGCGTTGATTCCCCGGAGCTTCGGGAGAAACTCGTCCGGGCGGAGCTGATCGTCCCGGCCGTAGTTACCGGCGGCGCCGAGCTCTCGGGTTGCCGTCGCCTTCATTGGTGCTTTTGCCATCAGACCGGCCTCGCTTTATTGCCCACATGATCCCCGATCACGAACAGACCGGCCTTCTTCTGCCGCTTGGGAGCGACGGCATTAAAGCCCGAGCTCGCAGCGTCTGCCTGATCCTTATACACGCCTCTTGGGAAATGTCGAAGCTCCTCGATGAAGTCTCTGTTCCACGGACCAATGACGACGTCCACGTTCCCCGCTTCCATCTGCGCCGCGAACGGTTCGGCCCGCGTCTCCTTGGACCCGCTCTGCGGTTCGATCCGCACGCGATAGCCAGCGAGCCTGACGGTGAAGTCGCGCGCCTGCGCCTTTCCCGCCTGCCCCGGATCCTGCGGCAGCGAGATCGGAACGTCGTCGCCGTCAAACTCTGCAGCATCTGCTACCATTTTTCGCACGCCGTCTGGCCCAAGTCTCCCGCGCTTGACGTCCGCGATGATGACCCGGCGGGCCTCGACGCGCCAGCCGACCAGAACGCCTGCGGTGTATGCGCCTGCGCCGTCCGTCGCTGCCAAGTCCCAAGCCCTACACCAGTTGATCTCTTCGTCGGGCACGGCGTTGATCATCCTGATGTTGTCGACTTTGAACAAGCCGCCTTCGCGCGGCGTGGGGCGCTGCTCAAGTTGCGCGGAGGATGCGTATGGGCCGAGCGTGTGGACCAGATCAGCCACTGCCTGCGCCGAGAAGCGCGCGGGCCACATCAGCTCTCCGTCTTGCATGCGAGGATCCTTCCAGCCGATCGAGGTCGTGCGTGATCTCGCGCTGTCGTAGTGCATCGGGATCATGAGGTGCTCGTAGCCCTGCTCGATCGCCGCTGCGGCGACGTCCTCGTGGTGCACGCGCTGCATGATCGTGACGAATGCGCTGCGGTCCAGATCGTTCACGCGGCTAGGAACAACCTCGCGGAACCATTGCAGCGTCTCACCGCGGATCGCGTCGCTCTCGGCCTCCAGGATGTTGTGCGGGTCGTCGATCACGAAGACATCGCCCCGCTCGCCCGTCGCGCGCCCTCGGACAGAGGTTGCCATCATTGATCCGGTCTCGGTGTTCGCGAAGTTGACCTTTTGCGCCTGGTCATCCGACAGCCGCACGCGCGGGAATAGACGCTGATAGAGCGGGCTCTCGACGATCATCTTGGCGCGCCGATTGTCACGCGCTGCGAGCGCCTCGGCGTAGGACGCGCCGATATACCGGAGCGACGGCTGCGAGATCCAGCTCCAGGTCGGCCAGAAGGCGCGCGTGAGGAGCGACTTCATGGATCCCGGCGGCACCGTTATCAGGAGCTTGCGGATCTCGCCCCGCGTGACGGCCTCGAGGTGCTCGGCTATCGCCTCAATTGGCCAGCCGGTGACGAGTTTGCGGCCGGGTTCCAGCACCGGCCAGAACGTTTGGGCGAAGTACAGCACCGAGCGCCGGCATAGCTCCGCCTCAATTAAGTCTCGGTCCGCCGTCGTGATCTTGGGGAGTTGCATCTGCGATCGCCTTTGACAGTTCGAGGAGGGCTGCGGTCGAGACCTTTGAGAGGTCGACGGTCTGGATCGGCCCGCCGGCTGCGCCGGTGATCTCGACCTTCTGCGTCTCGGACCAGCGCATCTGCGTCTTGGTCCACCAGATCATCGCAGTGACGTCTCCATTCATCGCCTTGGTGTATAGCGCGCCAGCGATGTCCCAACCCGTCTGAGCCTTGCCCTCGTCGAGCTCGAAGCGGAAGTGATTGAGGAGCGTCTCGAGCGCGATCCCGCCCCGCACAAGCATCCGGATCTGGTTCTGCGGGAGCCCGAGGCCAGAGAGCTTCTTTACCAGATCGCGCTCCTCCCCCGTCGGGACGAACGGCGGACGGCCGGAGCCGGGCTGCGGGCCGCCGAACTTGCGCTTCTTTTCTGCTGTCGGTTTAACTGCGGTCATGGGGTTCTCTCTCACCTGTAGCCTGCGGCATGATACGCTAAAAACGAAGCCTGCGCCACGCCGTCGCGGGCTTGATCAAGGCGCTGGGTCATGCTGGCGCGGCGGTGCGGGCATTGGCATCCAGTGCGTTGGGTTTGTGATGGTGTAGGGCCACCATGCGCCGCCGTCGAAGTCTTCCCAGAAGCCCGCGTCGATGATGTATCGCGATTGCGCCTCGGACCAAGATGCGATGAGGATCGTCCCGACAATCGGCGCCGTCTCGATTGGTTGCCATTCGCTCATGCTGTGATCCTCTCCTGATGCAAACAATGGTGGCAGATCACGTCGGCCTGTGTTGCGCTGATGATCCTGACCACGAGGCACGGCTCATCCGATTTTGCCCGCCACGGGCTGCATGTCGGGCATGGCTGGCGATGGTAGGTTGCACCCGGCGCGGGGAATATGCCATGATAGCCCAGTTCAACCATGATGGGCCAAAACGCGGCCCCTACAGCGTCAAGTTGCCCGTTGCGCGGCATGGGTAGCGGCTCGGGTGCGTATGGCCCTTCCTGCGCGATGCTATGGCTTGGCATGGGCATTCTCTTCCTTGATCGCATCTGTCATGCGCAGCGCACTCGCCAGATCGGTGATCAGGTTCAGCGCGCCCATCGTCGAAAGCGGCACGTTGCAGAACTCAGCCCCATTGCGCCAAACGTGCAGCACGGGGCCGGGGCGAATGGTGACGAGGTTCTGGAAATCGGTGCGGGTGACTGGTCCGTGCGTCATGCCTGCACCAAAGCCACAATGCCCGTCTTGATGTTGATGGTGACCAGTCCGTCCCGCTCCAGCGTATCCAGCGAGTAGTCGAACCATGCCAAATCCGTGGCCCACTCGATCATCATGCGCATGTGCTGCCACCAAACGCAGGCAACGCGACCTGCACCCATTCCGTTTTGTCAGATGCTTCAACGCTGTAAGATTTCTGGCACAAGGCTATCGCCATCTCCGCTGCCAACCGATGCGCCTTGGCCCACAAGGCTTGGGGCGTTGATGGGAAACGCGGGTAATGGATCAGCGTTGCCATAACGCCGGATTCTTCCCCGCCGCTGTAGATGAAATCGGCGCGTGTCAGAGCAAAACATGCGCCTTCATTGGCACAGAATTGCCTGACAACGCGGCGGGCATCGTCATAATCGCCCGCCATCCAAATCCGCACTGTGTAGCTTTCGACTGTCATGCCATGCACTCCCCATCATTGGCTTGGCAAAGGACGCCTTCTGTGGTCAGCGCCCAATCACCTTGGCGACCCATAAAGTCCCTCAGTTCGGCGCGGCTATAGCGGCGGGAAAAGCGCCCATCATCTGTGCGCAATCTCCCCTTGGCGACAGACGCCGCCGAAACAAAATCCTCCATGCGCTCCCACCACGCTGCGCGCTCTGGATATTCGCGGGTGAAGGCTGCAACGTGGGCTTCGCTTTTAAGAAAGCACCCGTCACAGTTTCCAAGCCAGCAGTTGCCGCCCACATTCGGCAAGTTCAGGTCAAACGGTTGCGCCCGCCAAAATTCTGCAACGTGATGCCTGCCGACGCCTGCCGTTGCCAGTGGATTCCACACTGTCCAGCGCTCCGGCGGTGCAGGCTTGTTCAGGCGGTGCGGCTCATCGGCCCGCAGGCCCACGCAATTCGTCCAATGTTGCCAGCCAAGGGACATCAGGTAACGCTTGGCCGTCCTGATTTTCAACTCGATGGTGCAAAATCGGGTTTGCTGATTGGGCAGATATTGCTTTTTGCGGATCATCGCCTCGAAAGGCTCGCCATTCCGTGCCGCGCTGTTGTGGCTGACAATCTGGAAATGCGGGGCTTCCGGCAGATACTCCAACCACGCAATCGCCACACCCCACCGCGCGCCGACCTCGGCCACGAAGTCCAGCGTTTGCGGCATTTCCCGCCCGGTGTTTTGAAATGTGACCACCGCCCGATCAGGCAACCCGCCGTTGGCGTCCAAGATTTGCCGCAAGAGGTAAGCCGACGTGCGCCCGCCGCTGAATGAGATTTGCACGTTTCCATCCGGTAGGGTGTAACAAGTCATGCTTGCACCCCGGCGACCAAATAGCCGATCTTACCATGCGCTCGAGCCAACGCTTGCTTCGCTCTTAGTCCCACGGCGAACAGCGCAACGCCGTGGCCCGGTGATGCACCAACTGTCCCGTCTGGACGCTCAAACTTGACCTTCGGTGCGACGAAGAGAACCGCGTCGCATCGCTTCAAAGCATCTTGAAACCAAGGCGCAGAAGTCCGATCCGGGGTCAATGCAATCCCGTTGCCATGCGCAAAGAACTTATCCAGCCAAGGCACCAGCCCGTTACGCGCTCCAAACGGCGGGTTCATCCACACAAAGCCGCGCCAAACAACCGATAGGCTATCGCGGCTTATCCATTCGACACAAGGCACATGGCGCGGCCCTGCGGCTGGAGCGGCAACGTCAAGGTCAAAGCGTTCCGCCAATGCAGCAAAGATGTGTGATGGGGTATACCATTCGTCAGATTGCCCTGCGGCTTCCCACGCGCTCATGCTTGCACCTCGGGCCAGATTGCGAGCGTGTTGCCGTTTCTGTCCTCAAGTCGAACAGTGCCGCGTTTAGCATCCCGCGCCGCACGGCGAAACTGGCGCGCGGCCTCAGATGGGATGCCGGAGTAAACTTCACGCGGTAAGTCGGTCTTGCGACCGGACCATCGCATGACGAAGTGCCTCACGTTGTTGACCATGTCGTGCGTGTCTCGGATGTTGCCTGCCTTCATCTCGCACCAGTCCGGCGTTTGGTCTGGGTCATCGATTTTGCGCGGGTTACTGCGGTCGATGTAGCTGCACGCTTTGCCTATCGAGCTGTAGGCGTTGAATACGCACCAATGGCAGTGGATGCGTGTGATCTCGTTGGTTTTTGGGTCCACGATGACCACCGGGCCGAATGATCTGTTCATTTGTTATCTCCTCTTCTGATGTAAGTAATATGATTGGCGGCTCATGCCTGCACCCCCGCCATTTCCAGCACTTCGCGGTATTTCATGCCGTACATGGTGGAGACGTCGCCGAGGCGCTTGATTGGGTTTTTGGCCGCCAAGGCCCGCTTTATCGCGTCCGACAGGCCGGGGCGATATGCCGGTTCTGGCGCGGGCGCGGGATCTGCTTTTGGCTTCGAATTTGTACTGACGCCCGTGACCATCTGGCGCTGGCCGCCGACCGCGCGCCGTTCAAGACCGAATGCGTCCACCCTTGCGCGGATGGCAGCCTCGCCCATGTTGAACACCGCGGAAATTTTCCCCATGCTAACGCCTGCGATCCACATTTTCGTGAACTTTTCCCGGTCCGTGTGCTTGGCGCGGGCGCTCAGGGTGCCCTCCGGCTCGGGCCGTGCGATGCCCATCTTTGCCGCGCGCTTGGCGATGCATGAGCGATGCAGTCCGACGGCCAGCGCGATGGCCTTGGGCTGTTCCCCAGCCTGCCACATTTGCGCAAACAGGGCTTCGTCGATTGGTTTCGCTTTTGTCATTGTGCAGTGTCCATGCGTGGGGCTTCGTGGTTGTATGCTTTGCCGTGGTCGTCAATCAGCGGCTCATCCCAATGGGCAAGGGTGCTGATTGCGTGGGGCGCAAGGAAAGGTTGCTCTCGCAGCCAGCGGCGGGCGGTGGGCAATATCTTCTGGTCCAGAAGGTTCAATTCCATAGAAGTCAGTTCGCGGCGGTCGCCACGCTTCGGAGTCATCATTGTTCTTCACCCCTAAATTGCTTGGGTCGAAACCCGATTTCGTTCATGATGGCTTCGCGCTGTTCCTTGGTGACGACATCGCGCTTAGGCTCGGGCGGGTCCGAGAACTGGCGAACAATGGACGGAGCGGGCATTGCCAGCCGTGCCAGTTCTAAAATAGCGCCCGGTGTCGGCTTGCGGCGCGGCTCATCCCGCAGGTATTGGATGCAAGCCTGCTGCACCGCCTGTTGGGGCATCCCAGCCATAACCTCGACCCAATCAGCCGCCATTGCGGTCAACAGTTCCATTGGGTCATCGTCTCGCCAGTAGTGGCTGAGAAGGGTTGCAATCCTCCCAGCTATCCACTCGCGGTGCGCTTGATGCGCCCGCAATGAATGCACTGAGGCGGCCTTGTCCGGTAGGTTTGCCATGTTGGGTTTCCTTGGATGTGTCTATTTCATCTTCCCACCCGTTCTTGTTCAGCCACGTCTCGGGAAGTTTAACGTAGCCAGCCTGCACACGACGATCCGACCCATACCGCTTGGCCCCGTCGATGATGTCTTGCTCAGAAGCCCCTGCTTTGACGGCTGCGAGGTATTTGGCCTCAGAAGGCTTGCGCCCCTTCTTGGCCCCGCCGGGATGTGGGTAAGCGTTCCAGAACTCATCGAACCGCGTCGATTTCTGAATCCGCACAAGTGAAGGTTTACCTTCACTCTTACTTACTTCTGTATCTGTATCTGTATGGTTGAACGATTGTTGAACGGGTGTTGCCGTTACCTTTTGATTTTGCTTGCGTTTTTCCGCTGACAAAACTCCTGCAGTGGAATTTGATTTTACTACGCGGTTTCGCTTGTCGATTTCAATGGCTGCGCGGTCATTGTATATCTGCTTTCCGATTAGGATGATTTTACCAAGATCGCACAACCTGGAAAGTGTCTTAGCTAGAGTAGATGCTCGGCAGCCGCAGTAGGCAGCGAGGCGTTCCTGGTGCAGGTCAATAGGACCGTTTTCTTCATACATGCGGCACAACAACATCGTGTAGATGCCAACCTCTTGCGCCGTTAGGCCCCGAATGCCCCGCATGAAATCGGTCGGGTAAAAGTTGAAATATGGAATGCGATCCTTACTCATGATCGGACCTCGTCACGAACATTGACGTTTTGTGCCGTCTTGAAAATGTGGTTGAAATCGGTATATTGGCTTTGTTCAGCCATTGTCGCACCTCCTTGTAAGGTAGCGGTTTTCGGTTAGGCGCGGTCGAGGGCTGGAACCCTTTGCCGCGCCGCTTCATTTTACGCTGATTTATTTTAAGATTCAAGGCTTTTGACCCCCGAATGCCGTGCCGCGATCACCCAGCCGTGCTCCGAATGGACCACGCGGCGCGACGTGATCGGCCTTGCGGTTGCGGTTGATGATCCCGGCCACCGTGTTGCGGCTCATGCCCCTAGCCTTGCCAATGACGCTGTAGGACTGGCCCTGATCAAAGTGCGCGCGCAGAATGGCGTTGACTGTGACGATGGTGTTCACGGCGCCACCGTGATCGTCACCCGCACAATGCCTGGCTTCATGATCGGCCCACGCTCAACGGTCAAAACCCAAAGGTGATCGTCAACCCCAATGGCGTCCGATATGCCGTCAAGCCCCGCCTTCATCGCGGCTATCATGTTGTCCATGTCGCGCCTGATCCGGTCAGGCGCACAGAAGGCCATATGGACGCATAGGCGGGCCTGTGGCAGGGCTTCGTGGGCTTCCTTAGCCAAGGCCCATGCCGTGCGCTTGTAGTTGCGCTTTGCGCTTGCCAGCCCGCTCCAATGGGCGCGAACATTTGGCCAGAGCGATCGAGGTGGCCAAGGCAAATCAATCTGCATCAGAACAACGCCCCCTGTCTAGGATCTGGTGCTTTCGCAGGTAGATCGCCGCCGCCTTTGGGTCGCGGTTGTGCAGCCTGTGCGCCCGCAATGTCAGGTCTGGTGGCTCGTTCCCATCGGGCTTGTGCCACGGGCTGGCAAGCATCGCAGGCGTGTAGGATGCCTTGACGCTCAGCGGGTAGACGAAGGCGATGGCCTTGCCAGCCAAAGCCATGAGGCGCGTTCTTGGCCCCGCAGATTGAGCATGGTTTGTCATGGGGCAACACCGCCCCCTTCCAGCCATTGCTTCACCAACGGCAAGAAATCGTAATCCTTGCCGTTCGCCGCTTCCCATGTCGCCTTGGCGTTGTGATAGCCGTGCTGGCCTTGGTGGCATTCCTTGCAGAGCGGGATGGTTTTGAAGTCATCCCGCAACATACCATCCGATCGGCAATGATGGGCATCAGACGGGCCAGGGCGCAGGCAGACGACACAACGCAGGCCCTTGACGCGGCGCATATGCAGCAACCCCCTGCGGGTGCCGTTAACGATCTTCGGTTCCTTTTGGCCCAGCGGCCCTTTGTCCATCAGGCCCATGTCACATGCCCAGCGCGGCGCGGTACATCGCCTCAATCGCCTCTTGCTCTGCCAAGGCGTCGGCCTTCATCTTGCGCAGCGATATGACGCGGCGCATGGCCTTGGCGCTGTAACCGCGTACAGTGGCCTCTGCGTATGCCTCTTTCGTCGTCTCAGCGATGTCGGCCTTTTCGGCATTCAACTGCTCAATGCGTTCAATGAACTGGCGCAGTTCGGCTTCGGCCACGTTTACGGTTGTCATGCTGCATTGCTCCTGAGTTGTTCCGGCGTCACGCCGATCTGGTGTGCGATCCAGTTCAGAACCGCTTCTTTGCTGCGTTGAAATTCCTTGGCCCCCATTGCCCGCATGGATTGGCTCTTGGGCGTGTAGAGGGCCACCACAGGCCCTCGGGCATCAGTGATGCTGTAGCCTGCCTCTGCATCACCAACCCGCTTTAGAACGCGGGCCATGCGCAGCGCCTCGGCCTTTGTGGCGCACACCACTTCCTCGACGTTGCAGAACCCCGTTGAAATCAAGGCATGTTTCCGAAGGGTGTCAGGATTTGCCGCCCAAGGCATCTGTTGCAACGCCTCGGGCAAGTGCCGCCACGCATCCGCGATTTCCGCAAACTGATGCTTGTGGGTCGCGGGGCTGCGTGTGTGGTCAACCTCGACAACCACCGTGTCGCCGGGTTGCATGATTTCCCGCGCCGCTGCCAAGCCGTATTGGCCGACAGGTGCAAGGGCTTCACCATTCCAGCGGCACCGGATCATTACAGCACCGATGGGGCGAACGGGATCTCGTCGTCCATCGCGCTGCCCCGTGAGGGTGGCGCATTCTTGGCCGGCGCCTGATAGCCGCGGTCGTCGCCACGTTCCTGCCCGCGTTCCTGCCCGCCGCCGCCCAGCGTCACCTGATCCACCCGGATCGTCAGATAGGTCTTGCCTTCGTGTTCCCGGGTGGCGAAATCGCCAGCGACAGTCACCTTGCTGCCCTTGGTCAGGTATTGCGCCAGCGTGTCGCCGCGCTTGCCCCAAAGGTTGCAATCAAACCAGATGGTTGACTTGTCTTGGCCCTGCCGATGCTCAACGGCAACGCTCCACGTGGTGACGGTGGTATCCCCAGCGGTGCGGGTCACGGCATCCTTGCCAATGTTGCCCGATATGCAGATCATCTTCATCAGAATGCCTCCTTTTCCGTCCAGACTTTCAGCCCGTCCGCGTTGGTGAATTGCTTGTGATTCTTTGCCGCCCATACCTCGATGAAGGCGGTCATGTCGTCGCGCGCGTTCTTCGCGATGAAGTTGAGCAGCGCGCGGTGATCGGTGATTTCGTACCGCGTGACGGTCCGCATTCCTTTCACGGTGTCTTTCTGCGCCACGGCAGCTTGCGCGCGAGCATAGTCGGCTGCTTCCATCGCGGCCCGTGCTTCCCGCTGCGCATCGATATTGGCGGCGTCTGCGGCTGCCATCTTGACATCTGCCTCACGGCGGGCGGCTTCTGCGGCTTCCCATGCGGCCTTGCGGGCGGCTTCCTTTTCGGCTGCAAGTTGCCGCTTGAAACCGTCAACCAAGGCGACAAGGCCTTTTACCTGCAAATCAAGATCGTCCTGGGTCGGCTTCCATCGCGCGATTTCCGCCTTCCAAGCCTCATTCAGCGGCTTGGTTGCCAGATCGCGGGCATCATCGACTGCCTTGCGCGCGGCCTTCATGTCCTTGATCAAAGCGTCAACCGCCTTCATCTGCTCTTCGTTTTCCACCCGCGCGCCATCCAGCCAGTTTTCGGCTTCGGTGATCGTGTCACCAAACGGAACCAAGGCGTCGTCAATCGGGGAAGGTGGGTTGTTGTGCCCAATGGGCGCTGCAATGTTCATTTGCATTTCCTCAATACGGGATCAAATCACTGGCAAGGTCATCCTTGCCCGCGGCTGAAAGGGCTTTCTTGCGGTCATCCTTGGCCTTGACCACGCGGCCATCCTCGGCCACCGCCCGCTTGTTGCGGTACAGATCGGTGAAATAGGCCACCAATCCATTCAGCGTCTTTTCGCGGCCAATGTCTTTCAGGGCTTGGGAAACGTCGGCGTTGAACCCGGCCATTTCATCCATGACGGGCGGCGATTTCGCGGCAGCGTTGCCATCGTCATCATCGGGCGCAATACCCGCCATCGACATCAGGCCATAACGGCGCGCATAGGTGACGGCGCTGCCATAGCCCTGCATGTCATTCTTGGCGAGGATCAACTCAACCCGGCATTCAATCTGATCTCCGCTCTCATGAGCGAGGATCGTCTTGACGTAACGCTTGCCGTCCTCGTCGTAGATCGGCTGGATAACCGCGATGCCGTGCTTGTTGAGCGCGGGCATACATGCCGACATAACGCTGGCCAGATCCGCATATTTGGATTTGAATGCGGGGTTTGTGGAATCCTTGAGGGCTGGCCCCATTTCCATCTGAGCTGCAGCAAGCGCTCTGTAAATGAGCCTTGCTGTAGTTTTAGTTTCTTCTGTCATCGTTTCTCTCCTCTGGGTTTTGAAGGTGCGGGGTGCGTGATCCTGTGCCCCGCGTCACAGCTTCAGGCGGGGGAGGGTCCGCCGATCACGCAGGCAATGGAATTTGCCCCCGGCACATGGGGGATAACCGGGGGCGCTTTGATCAGACGCAGGCATTCCGTGCCGCTCGGATGCGCTCTCATGAGCGAATGGGTTGCCCCCGGCGTTTTCCGGTTAGCGCCTGTCCGCGCCGAGGGTGTTCTGGGGTCCAATACAAAACCGCTGTTGCGGTTGGTTGCGGCGCGCATTGCGTCACCGATCCGGCCCCATGCCGAATGAAAAAATGGGGGCGAGCTTGCACTCAAACCCCCACAGGTAGCGGGGTTGTGGGAGGAACAACCGCCCCGCGCGGTGTGGGAAATGATCACGCTGCACCTTTGAAGGTAAAGCAATCGCGGGGCAGTGGCCGCCCTGCGTGGTTTTCGAGCATGTTGTACCAGGCGGCCGGCAACTTGTTGCCGTCCTCGGCCTTGCGGACGGCATCAATTTTGACGCTGACCAGATCAGCGACCGCTTGGCGACCGCCCAGGAATGTGATGATGTCGGATGCTGTTTTCATGCGCCCACAATACACGCCCCCAGTTCTCGGTCAAGGAAAACAATTCCGTTGACGTGGAAAATCTTTCCGCATAGTGTTTTCCTGTAGAAACGCTACAGGGAAAACCAACATGACCGATTGGGTACAGACTGCACTGAGGAAACGCGCGCCGGAACTGGACGCGCTGCACATGGAAACGCTGGCCTATGCCATTGGGTCGACACTGAACGGGATGCCCGCCGCATTCTTTGATGAGGTGGCAACCCTTGCCCGCAAGATGGGCGCAAAGCGGCTGGCAGAGTTTCATCGCCGTGAAACGGTGTGCGCATGACCCACATCACACCCGCGTTCGTGCGCATTGCCGAGGAGGAATTGGACCTCAGCCACGGCGGCGAAGATTTCCGCGCATTCTTCATGATGGACGATCCGCCCCGCCTGATTGGCCTGATCCGCTACGGCGACGATCTGCCGATGGATCGGACCTACGCAATCTATTGGGTCGGGTCGGATACGGTGAAACGGTGGGAGCAGGTCTGCGATGACATGCGCCCCGAATGGGAAGACGATCCCCGCGAACAGGCGGGATATGACGCAGCAAAGGAGGCACGCTATGCAAGCTGAAATCATTCACATTAAAGCCCTGACCGCCGCTGATCGGCTGTCGCAGGCCATTGCAGTCACATCGAAGGCGGTTGACGAGGGGCGCGGCTATGTTTTGCATGTGTTCCGCGATGGCAGCCTGTTTTGCGCCACGGTGACGCTCGATGCCGCGCAGGTGGCGGAATGAGCACGACAGTCATGATGCACGCGGCAGGTTCCCCCGTTGCGAAGATGGCGAATGAGGCAACGACGTGGTTGCACTTCCCGACCGAGTGCGGCGGGTACGTCGCCATTTTTATGCCGATGCACGTCGCCGAGGCTATGGTTGCGGCCTTCAACGAGGCATCCGTTCCCGGCTATGACGCCCTGATCGGATTCGTCGAGGAGGTCCGCGACCACAAGCCCGAGGTCATCAGCGGACGCCGCCGCGACCCGCAGGACGACACCGACGACCTGATGCCGCTGCCCGAGTTCGAGGCATTCCAGGCGGATGCTGAGAAGTTGGTAGGCAAGAAGCGGAAGGTGGCGGCATGAAATTCAACATTTTAAACCGCTGGTCTGGCGCAGTTCAATTCACTGCCGAAATTGACTGCGATGATGACGCGCCGACTTCCGTGAAAACCGGCCTTGCGGTCCGGTGGGCCGTGAAAAACGGTGCCAGTCTTGTTGGTGCCCGTTTTGACCGTGCCAGCTTTGTCGGTGCCAGCCTTGTCGGTGCCAGCCTTGACGGTGTTCGTCTTGATGGTGCCAGCCTTGACGGTGTTCGTCTTGATGGTGCCAGTCTTGTTGGTGCCCGTTTTGATGGTGCCAGCCTTGTTGGTGCCAGCATTGACCGTGCCAGCCTTGACCGTGCTCGTTTTGTCGGTGCCCGCCTTGACGGTGCCAGCTTTGTCGGTGCCAGCCTTGTTCGTGTCCGTCTTGACGGTGCCCGCCTTGTCGGTGCCCGTTTTGTCGGTGTTTGTTTTGACGGTGCCAGCCTTGTTGGTGCTAGTCTTGACCGTGCCAGCTTTGTCGGTGCCAGTCTTGTCGGTGTCAGTCTTGACCGTGCCAGCATTGACCGTGCCAGTTTTGTCGGTGCCCGCCTTGTCGGTGCCAGCCTTGTCGGTGCCAGCGGCATCAATGACTGGATCAAGTGCATCCAGGTTGACACATACCCGATCACTTACACCGCCGATGTGATGCAGATCGGCTGTCAGCGGCATTCTCTGGCCGATTGGGCGGCATTCTCTGACGCTCAAATCCGCGCAATGGACGGGGCAAAAGCCTTGGCTTGGTGGTCAAAACATAAGGCATGGCTATTCGCCACGATTGAACTTTGCCCCGCGAAACCGACGATTGAGGTGAAGCCATGACCCGCCTGAACACCACAGAGGCGAACACCGCCCCGCTGCGCCGCTCCACTGACTATGTGACGCCGCACAGCCGTATGGCCCCGCTGGCCGAGGCATTGCTGCGCGATCCGAATGTCATGTGTCACGCGCTTGTTCAGGCATTGCGCGCCGCGAAAGGCCCGGTTGCTGCGCAGATCATCACGCACAAACTCAATCAGGAGGCAAACCTATGAGAACCGATGACCATTGGGCCGCCAACAGCGACCTTTACCGCATCCTGGGCGAGGATGAGGTCGAACGTCTCGGATCGCCTGAGCCAGATTTCTGGGCGTGGGTTGATGATCTGAAGATGTGGATCTTCTCCGCGGTGGCGATGTTCGCCGGGTTGAACATCTCCGCCGCGCTGATTGTCAAAGCTGGCATGTGGGCGGGGTGGTGGTGATGAGCCTTCGTGTTCTGATCGGCTGCGCCACGTCCTGCGTGGCCCTCGATGCCTTCCTAGCCCAAGGCCATGACGCATGGCAGTGCGACCTGCTGCCAGCCGACAAGCCCACCAACCGGCACATCCAAGACGACATCCGCAACGTGCTGCACCTTGGCTGGGATCTGATGCTGGTGTCGAACCCGCCATGCACCAGGCTCTGCAATTCCGGGGTGCGCTGGTTGTCTGTCCCGCCACCCGGCAAGACCACGGCGCAGATGTGGCGCGAACTGGACGAAGGCGCGGACATGTTCAACGCCTGCCTGAATGCCCCGATTGCGCGGGTGGCGGTGGAAAATCCGGTGATGCACGGCCACGCCCGCGAAAGGATCGTGGGCTGGGTCAAGCCGCAGATCGTGCAGCCTTGGTGGTTCGGTGATCCGGCATTCAAGGCAACGGGGCTTTACCTGCGTGGCCTGCCGCCATTGGTCCCCACCAACCGCCTGACACCGCCCAAGGCTGGCACCGATGAACACAAGGCATGGTCTGCCATTCACCGTGCCAGCCCCGGCCCTGATCGGTGGAAGATCCGCAGCAAGACGTTTGCGGGCATGGCCGATGCTTGGGCCACCCAATGGGGCGTCTATGCAATGGAGGCCGCAGCATGACCCCCGCTGAAATCGCCAAGAAGCTGACCCCGGCGCAACCGGACATCATGTTTTCGGATGCCTTTGCGGTTGTCCAATCAGCAATCTTGCGGAGTTTGGACCAAGTGCCAGATTGGGGTTGGTGCCTTAACTTGCATGGATTGCAGGTCAGAACAGATTTCCCCAAGGAGTTCATCCGGGGCGGGGTGGCCGTTCTTCGTGCTGACGGGCTGGTTAGCCATCACACAGGCCTTTGGTGTGAGGATGGGACGCCAGCCGGGGCCGGTTATGCGCTCACCGACCTTGGCCGCGCCGTTCTTGCAGAACTGGACGCCGCGAAATGAGCCGCGCAAAAGTCGCCCGTTGCCAGTCCTGCCGCTGGTGGGATCGGTCCAACAACTTCCGCGCAATCGGGACGGATTGGGGCATCTGTCATCTTTGGGGCGGTAAGTCGGGGTCTATGCTGCCGAACGGCCTTGGCTTCATTGATTTCAGTTTCGGCCATGAGCCGCGTGGGTCAGACACCTGTGAACACCACAACGCCGATCCGGTTCACAAGCAGAACATTCAGCGCGGTGGGGAGATGCCGCAGATCAAATGCGAAGGGGAGTTGCCATGACAAACACAAACGCAACGGCGCAGGTTCGGTCAGATGATGGGGTGATGGGGATGGATGAAGCACCGGAACGGATATGGGCCGCGCCTGACACAGATGATGGGTGGCGTTGGCCGGTTGCCAGCAAGTTCCCGATGCAGGGTTATGCCCCAGATGGACAAGTCGCATACGTCCGCGCCGACATTCTCGCCCAAACCCTAGCCGCAAATGCCGCGCTGGTGAAGCGGTTGGAGGAGGCGCGGGGGGTGTTGCACTTCTATGCTGATTTCCACGAGAACCCCAACGACGGTCCGTGGGGCGTCAACAGTCAAGACTTCGGGAAAGCTGCCCGCGCCTTCCTCGCAGGAGGTGAATGATGGAGATTGATCTGAAGCACATTGCCAAGTGCATCCGAGATGATGGAAACCCGGACTTCAGCTATATCGGCCAACACTTTGGAGAAACTCCGGGGTGGGGTGACCTTGCCGCCGAAGTCCTGCGCCTGAGCAAGATCAACACGCAACTCGTCACCGACTTCAACGCGATGAACCAGCACGGAGCCAAGCAGGACGCCCGCATTGCCGCCCTTGAGGCGTTGGTAGCGGCGGCTGACAGGCTGGCGGAGTTTATGCTGACGACGCGGGATTATGTGGATGACGCATCCAAGGGCCTGATTCTCTATCGAGGCCGGTCAATGCTTGTCGAAATGGCAACTGAAGATTTGGCGAAGATTGACACAGCACTCGCCGCCTATCGCGCGGTAAAGGAGGCCGCAAATGAATGAAGCACCGGAACTGAAAACCTGCCCGTTTTGCGGCTTCGATGCTGCGAAAATTATGACCATCCGTGATGGCCGCGTGGTGACATGCCACAACTGCCACGCAAGCGGCCCCGCTTACTATCACGGACTACAGGGGATTGGCGCGACCCCTGCACTAGCCGCAGATAAGTGGAACCGCCGCGCCAACCTGTCCTCGCCCCTTGAGGCGGTGGCGATGCGGGATGCAGCCCTGAAAGCCATCATGGATATTTGGGCAGAACTATGGCCCAAGATGGCCGAACTTGAATTGCAACATCCTGCCCAACCCGAGATTGACGCCATTTGCGCCATCCCCCTCCCCGACCACGCGGCCATGCTTGCCGCAGCGTTGAAGCTGCCCGAGGTGGCGGCGATGGTGGATGCGGCGATGGGTGTCATAGCGCGGTGGGATAGCCCAGACTGGAAATCCAGTGAGTACGAGATGATCGGCATGGCCAAGCTGCGTACCGCACTCGCCCCGTTCACGGGGGCCAAGCCATGACCGCAAAGAAAATCTGCATCTGCGGCTGGAATGCGGCGGCTGGAAAGTGCCCGTATCCGATTAACTGCAAACCTTCAAAGGCCAAGCCATGACCCTACCAGCCCGCCAGCGCCTCTAGCTGGGCCAAGAAGGCCCTGCCTGTAATCCGCGCGGCTGCCATGTCATCTCCCGCCAAAGCCTCTGCATGGGCCGCTGCAGGGGCGCGCAAACGATCAACGCTTGTTGCGATCTGCGAACTCACGCAACCACTTGATATGATCGCCATCGGCAGCACCAACGCCCAGATCCGCATCGTTCATCCTCTCGTGGGCTTTGGTGTCTTGTTTGCGCTTTGCGTCCGCCACCGCATCCGCGCGGATCAACCAGATCGTCAGAAACTTCCAAACGATCTGGCCGATGATCGCAACAACGGCTTTCACGCCTTGCGCTTGGCGTAGATCGACCAGGCAGCGACAGCCAGCGTGGCAGCAGCACCGCCGATGGTGGTGACGGTTTCCGCGTCAACCATGCCTTGCCCGACGAAATAGCCGCCGATTGCCGCCGCCAATGCACGGACGATGCCGCCGATTTGCTCACCAGTCATGATTGTCTCCTCATTTTGCCGGATAGACCCGGCGGTCCAGTTCCCAGTGCTCTTTTTTGCCAAACCTGTTTCCTTTGGAAAGGTTCAGCTTTGCTTCCAAGATTTGCAGGTTGCCTTCCACATGCAGGCCGCAAACGTTTTCACCCCTCAATGGAATTATGTGGTCCACTTGATACTCAGTGTTGAACTTTCTACCAAAAATAACAGCAGTTTTATAGATTTGACGTATGGCTTTTTGATCCGCCCACAATGGCGTTTGCTTTTCGACTATAAACCTACGTCGTCTCGTCTCATCCCTCTTCAGAGCAATTCTGTCTGGCTGCGCGCTTCGTTGCTTATCGTAAAGCCTCAGTTGATCAAGTTTGACTTTTCTTCTGTTTTGGTCATACGCAGCTTTTGCAGAACCAGAGCAAACTGTTTTCTTGTGGCATGCTTTGCATCTTGAATTATACCCACATCTGCCACGAGGGTGACGATAAAAAAAATCAAAATCTTTTTCTTCCAAACACCCAGAGCAAATCTTCATGGATATGCCTTCCAATCAAGCTGCCAATGCGGGCCGTCCTTGAAGCTTCGCCACGAACCGCCCCAGACAATGGCCACATCTTCCTTGTCCGCAGCGGCCTTAATGACAGGGGCCAGCTTGTAGTAGAGCGGCCACGCATACATCTCCTCGACCTCGACCCTGCCGTCCTTGTCGATGTCCACATATGGGACCAGATCGACGGCATGGCCGGTCAGGTGGCGGCTGTCCAGTGTGCGGGACGCGCCGATCCGGACAAGCTCTCGCTGGCGGGCGAAAGTGCGCAGCCCCTCGGTCACGACAAAGGCAAACGGCGCCTCCTGCAGCGCCCGGTCCATGACCCGGCGGAGATCGGGGTGAATGCCGTGCAGGTTGGTCAGGCTGCGGCTCGTCCACTGTCTCATCGCGGGAGCGCCTTCTGGATCTCGTCAAGCTTCGACATCACCGACTTGAATGCCTCCTTGACCTCTTTGAACTCTCGGTCGTGGCTCTCCTTGACTAGAGCGTGCTCAGACCGCATGACGGCGAGCGCGGTGTCGTGCGTCTGCGTCGTCCGGTAATGAGCCCACATGAATCCGGCCAGCGGCAAGACCGCGAACTGCAAAACGAGTTTGATCATGTCCATAATGCTCTGATCCTGCTGCATGATCATACTCCCGGATAGGGAAAGCGCGCTTTGATCTCAGCAACCTTGGCCAGCCATTCCGCATTGGTGGCCTCGCCGCGTTGCGCCATGAAGAAAAGCGGATCGGCTTCGGCTTCATAGGAGCGCTTGCGGGCAGCCTCTTGGCTGTCGCGGGTGATCTGTGGTTGAAGTGCTGCAACTTCTTCCGGGGTCATCTCTCGAATAGTGACTGCACCAGTTACTGCATCTGTGATGATTTCTTGAGCCATTACTTCACTCCATAGATACGAACACTACCAGCATCAAAGGTTCCAGTGTTGGTAGTGATTGAAACCGACGTGCTGGCGTTCGTAAACCCAGTCAAAGCTGCATCGAAGTTACTAGTACCTGCGTTCTGCGCTGTTGATAGCGACCCTACGCCGTTTTGTAAGTCAATGTTGCAATGCCCACTAAGGGTAGCCGCGTTATTAGGTGTAGTAACTGAAGCTGGTCCACTCCCGCCACCGACCCTAAAGTATGTAGAGACAGACATTGAAACTGCGTTGAATGTCATGAAAAGGAACTTGTAGTCAGTCAGCACTAGTCCTGACAGCGTTTGCGTAGAACCACTAGTGGTCGTCAAAGTGCCCAACAACACAGTATCTATATAGGCAGGTGACAGAACAGCAATGGCTTGCGACACCCTTTGAGGCGTCATCAACTTGTCGGTTGCGGTCCCGGCTTCCGCTTCGGCTTGCGATGCAATGCCAGAAATCCCGTCCAGCACGTTCAACTCTGCGGCTGTCGACGTAACCGTCGTCCCAGCAATCGAGAGCGCGTCGACATCAACAACGCCGGTCGAGCGTATCCGCATCACCTCAACCGCCGCCGCACCGCCTGCCATGACCTTGAACGAGAGGTCGAAGTCCTCGCTGGTCGACGTCACGTCGGTCGTGATCGCGTCAATCCGCGCCCCAATCTCGAAATTGTTTGCCGCCGTCTCGGTCGCAAAAAGCAGCCCTGATCCAATCCCTGCGGCCGGTGTCCCGGTGCTGCGCGCCTCGATCTGCGCGACATCGATCACGGTGTTCGTCGCGGATGTCTCCACCAGAGCTCGGACGACGCCCGTCCCTTTCGACGCCAGGGTGATCCCGATGTTCGTGTCGCCCCCTGCGGCCGAGAGCGTCGGCGCGCCGGTCGTGGCGGCATTGGTGATGTTGAGCTGGTTGACCGCGCTGGCGGTCGTCGTGAACGAGAGCAGTTCATTATTGTTGCTGTCCGCAACCACCGGAGCGGCGATATTGAACTGCGCGCCGGTTGATCGGATCGTCAAGATGTCGGAGCTCGCGATCAGGTGCCGGATCTGCCCGCTGGTCGTGGAGGTTATGTAGCTCGTCTCTGCCGGATCAACCGCGACGCGCGCGACGTTGTTTGTCGCGTCGAGGATCGCTACCGTGATCCATTGCGCGCCGTCATACATCTTCAACTCGTAGTTCGCCGACGTCGTGTCGGCCCAGAGCATCCCCGCCACGAGATAGCTCGGCGCGGTCGACCCGCTGTGCGTCGAGTGCAGAGCCGTGCGGAACGAATTGAGGTCCGACGCCAGCGCCGTTCCACTTTTGGTGTTCGGGTCAATCGTCCCGAAATCAAACTGCGACATTTAAGTGCTCCTCTCTCTGCCGAACCCGATCGCCTGATAGTCGAAAGTCCGACTGATCGCAGTTCCTGCGCTGTTGCGGAATGTAACATCGAACCCGGTCCGCGTCTTGCCCGAAATCGTGTAGTAATCGCCCGTTGCCATATCCTGCGCGGCAATCGTAACAGATCGCAGCTCGCGAAACCACGGGGAGAAGGCAACCGCGTAAGTCGCTGCCCCAGAGACCAAGTCGTTTCCGTAGTCGACGCGATCCGGCATGTCGATCACGGCCGTGAGCGCACTGATCGTTGGCGAGATGGTCGTGTAGTTGCTCGTCAGAACCGCGCGGAATTTCAGATGCCGCGCGGTGTAGTCACCGACCACAAATCGCCGCCACCCCTGATAGACAGGCGTCGCGCTGTCGACGATCGAGTAGTTCACTTGCAGTTCAACCGAGACCTCGTCGCCGGTGTCGTCTCCTGCGAGATCCGAAAGACCTGCGAGCGTGAGCCATCCGGCCATCGTCGAGAGCCCGCCTGTCGTTGAGACCACTGCGTCGACGATCACGCGCGAGGTGTAGACCTCGCTGAGGTCAGTCTCTCCGAACTCGTAGAGACCGACGCTTGGATACCCGGTCGCGGCGGTGAACCCGATGATCGGCACCGACGCGAGCGTCGTCCAGCTGGCCATGAAGTTTTGGCTGCTGAGTTGAATGATCGATCCATTGCGATCGACGTCGGTCTTCGTCCCTGTCCAGAGGGGCTCCTCGGTGATCGTCGAGACGACATTCTGCGCGGCCGGATCTTCAAGCGAGGCGTTTGTAAAGCTCGCGGCCACTGAGCGGTTGCCGAGGATGTCGAGCGCCTTGATTGCGTATGATCCCGAGCGGCTCGGCACGGTGAAAGAGCGCGCCTCCCGCGGGAGCGCGTCCGAGAGCACCGTCATTGAGATCCAAGATGTATTATTCTGGTCCGCAGAGTAGCGGATCTCGTAGCCTATCACGTCAACGGCGATCGACGGGTAAGTCCACTCAACGTAGGTATGATCCCCGATGGTGTTGAGCGAGAAAGTGTCGACCTGCGGAGGTTTGGCAGTCGCGCCGATGACCGTGTGATTTGATATCTCGGCGAATGCGCTCGTCGTTGCCTCGTCCGGGCCGATCGCGCGCACGCCGATGTCGTAGTTGATACCGCTCTCGACGGGGAAGATCTGGATGTAGGGGCTGTCAACCGCGCTATAGGGCATATAGCTGAATGGGTCGCTCGACCCTGATCTGCGGAATCTTGCCTGAAAGAAGGAGGTCCGGGTGACCGTGCCGTCGCTCGTCTTGGCGGTCTTGCCTGGCTGAACGTATAGGAAAATCGATGGGACGACCGCGCCGCTCGATGTGACCTGCAGCGCGAGCTCGTCGGAGATGACCTGAGAGATGGTCGGGATCGGCGGGCCTATGAACGACGCGGAAACCGGCGCGGATAGCGCGGTCGTGTATGCCGGGATGGTGATCGCCGAGTTGTAGATCTCGGGAGAGTATGGAACGCAAGTAACCGCGGCGCCGAGGTCGTCGAGGTATTCGATCCCCGCGATTAGAACCTGCAAGCTCTCAAGGTTCTGCTCTCCGAACTGATACAAGGCGCCGGCGACGATCTGGTTACCGTTGTTGACGACTATGGTGTTGCTGGTCACAGTCGTCGCGACTGCTGCCACTGTGCGGACGAGCGTTGCTCCGGTCGTCGGAATGCGGGTCCGCAACGTGTAGACCTTGCCCGCCTCGCGTGTCACAGGCTCATCAAGAACGATTGTTGCCGCCGCACGAGAGACGACGCGCCCAGACATCTGACCAATGCCAGGGACGTCATGCGTGAGCCTGCACAGGTCTCCGCGCATCGCGACGATATGCTCGACATCGATCTCAAAGGTGAATATCTCCGGTCGTAGGCGCGCCGCCGCGATATAGTGCCGGCCGAGCTTGTAGACGTTGTCCGGGTCTGTCTGCCCGGGGAGATCGATGACCTGAAAGGTCGTTGCGTTTTCGGCGTTGAATCCGTCGTCATAGATGACGCGCTCGTCCTCTCGATAGTCCGAAAACTTGTTGAAGAACCGGATCCGGAGCGCGTCCGGGATCTCGTTGTAGAGGATCCGACCGGCGAAGTTGCGGGTGTTGCGCGGAGTGAAGTGCTGGACGACGGTCGAGCGCGGCTGTTCAATTACGACGGTCCACTTGTCGTCCACGTAAGCTGGGCTGGCCTTGCCCGCGTTAGCGACGTCTTGCAGTAGATCACGGACCGAGAGCTGGAAGTCGATCACTTGGTCGAATGCAAGCCCGTTCGTCCCGCAGAAGGTAAACCACGCGCCCAGCGCTGCATCGTTGATATTCGCGGCCGCGACCGGCTTCTTGTTCGGCGCGCCATTGAGGACGTAGCGGAAAATAGCTGCTGGGTTCGATGTCGCGCTGGTCGTCGCCGTCGTCCAAGCAGATCCGGTCCATGTCGGGATTTTCAACGAGACGAGCGCGTTGAGCTGGTCGACGATCCCGTTGAGCTGATCGGTCGCCTTGATGCGGAATGCGCTTTTCGCAATCCCAGGGAGGAGAACTGGCTGCGTGCTAGTGTTGAATGATCGCAGGTCAGACCAGTCGGCGCGGTCGTAGATCCGGTCGTTCGTGAGGTTCTGCTCCGCGGCAAAGCGCCGGATCTGCACCTCGTATTGCCCCGATGTGAGCGCGGTCTGACGCTGCGAGACGCGCTTCACTTGAGCGGTGTCGTCGCTGTAGGTCTCGTCAAACCATGCGGTCCAAGATCCGGCGCCGACAAGCCGATATTCCCCGACAATGCGCGCCGATGCGTTGACCCGCTTCCCTTTGCTATTGCTCTCGAAGAGACCGGTCGCAAAGGTGATCGTGATCCCGATCTCGGTCGTGTTGAGCGCTGTCGTGCGAGAGACAAAGCTGGTCGTGAGCCGGATCGAGAGGTCATCCTGCGAGACGTCGCCTGGGTAGAGCCCGAGCGTCGAGGCGCTGCCATTGAAATCGTGCTCAACATCGACGTCGGTGAAGTCCTCAATCGGCGTGTTTCCGATCTTGATCTGAGAGACGTCGACCGGCCCATAGCCCCAGACCAGCACGAAGCGCAGGAATTGATCGTTCCCGACGATCTCGGTGTAGGGTGCCGCGCCGTAAGGCGGCACCATGCGATGCGTCCCGAGGACGACCGGCACGGTCTGGTAAGGCGCCAGACCGTTGCGCGCTGCGCTGATCGAATAGCTCGCGCTCTCGGCGCGGTTCTGCACCGGACGCGGCCCGAACAACGCAGAGGCGGCATAGGTGACCGCCATCGCGATTGCTGCACCCGCCACTGAGGCGGCAAAGCTACCAGCCACAAGAGCCGGGAAAAGCGCCGTTGTGATCGTCGGAGCGGCGGCCGTGGCAAGGATCGAGATGATCGAGACCGGATCCTGCGGGATGACACGCAGATAGACCGACGCGCCCGACTTTGGGCGAACCCTCGACCAGATCTTTGGATCGATGTAGTCTCCGCCAAGGAATGCGCTGATGTGATCGCGATCAAGCTCGTTGGGGACCATAGCCGCAATTAAATCCGCAAGCGTGCCCACCGCCGCGACCCGGACGATCAGGCGATCCCCTTGCGCAAATGGGTTCAGAACGAGCGTGACCTCAATGTATTCGGCGAGCGCGCTCTCGGTATATGGGGTGAGATCATTCAAGGCGATATGCTCCGATCACGCGCTGCAGGAAACGGTTGTCCCCATCATAGCGCGAAACGCACGAGCCGACGACCTCTTCCGCGTGGAGTACGAATCCGGGCTCGGTTATGACCCCGCAATGCGTCGGCCGGCGCTTACCGCGGTGCATTCCCCACATGTGCAGGACGTCTCCGGAGCGCGCCTCCTTGATCGGGATTGATACGCCGGTCGAGGCGAAGTCGGCCACGGTCTCCGCGCCGCCCTCAATCTGCGTCTCCATCTCGTTGTGACGCGGAAGCCTGATCCCGAAGACCTCGCTATAGACCATGCAGACAAGCCCCCAGCAGGACGCGCCCTCGCGGGTTGACCCGTTCCAAGCAAAAGGGATGCCGACGTAGTTGTTCCACCAGTTAGAAGATGCCGGGGAACGTGGATGGCGAGAAGGTTGCACTTGGGAATGGCTCCGTGAGGAAGTTGTCGATCGTGAGGTCGATGTCCATTGCGCTTGCGTTATAGCCGACCGACGCGGCCACCAAGCCCGAAATGCTCTGCAGGATCACGGTCGGATCGCTCGCTTCGATGACCTTAAGCGAGAAGGAGACGCGCTCGCGCTGTCCGGCAAGCGTCCGCAGGATGTTGAGCTCGCTTGTGACGTGCGAGAGCGTGAGCCGTGCCCGCACTTGCAGTTCTGGATCGTCGGGCGGGAGAGTAACCGAGAACGGAAACGCGAGATAGGTGTTGGCGCCGGAGACGATGTTCTCGGTGTTGTTGACGAGGTAGAACGTCCCGATCCCGCTGTGCGAGATTTCGAGCAGCACCAAGAATACGTTGGTCGTCGTCTGCGAGTTGACGGCTGTGATGACCGATGTGGGGAGCGTGCGCGGCATTAGGGCAGCACCTCTAGCATGAGGTCCAGTCGCCACTGGACCGTCGTTGCAGTGTCTCCTCCTGCAACGCCAGAGCATGACGGCGCCTGCACAAAGCGCGCCGAGACGATCGAGAAGTCGATGGGGTCGATGAAGTCGAACTCGTCCGTCCCCTCTGACAGCGTCGTCTTGTAGAAGGTCTCGAAAGTTGCGCGCTCGGATCCGGTCAAGAGCATAGAGCCAGACAAGAAGCGCGATGTCGCGGTGAACCTCTTGCGCTGCTTGTAGGGTCCGGTCTCGGTCTGCGACCGGATGAAGCCCTGCTGCCGGGTGTCCTGAACGCCGACCTCGAAGTATTGCGGAAGTGAAACCGGCCAGACTGCCATCGCTTAACCTCTCTGCTGCAAGCGGTTGCCGAGCCCGAACGTCGTCCGGATCGCTCGGTAGGTCGGCCCGCCGGAGGTGATGTCCTGCGCTATGGCGCGCCCGATTTCGACGACGATGTTGCCGGCGCTGTCGGTTGAGGATGTCGCCTCCTGCCCGCTGTAGTTGTTGATCGTGATGTTCGGCGCGCTGTTGCCGTTCGCTGCGACCACGCCGAGCTTGCCGTCAGATCCCCGGGAGAGCGGCATGATCGCCTCCGGACCGGCTTCGCCCATGAGCCCGGTCCCGTTGGCGAACGGGAAGATCGTCGGACCAGAGACGACCCCGCCCTTGGCAAACGGCACGAACCCGCTTGGTCCGAAG